GGAAGTAGATACTATTTAACTTCAATAGTTCTAGGTTTCTTCTCTTCTGGTACAATACGTTCAAGTTCGATATTTAACATACCGTCTTTAAGTTCTGCACCATTCACCACTACTTCATCAGCAAGTGTAAATTTACGAGTAAACTGTCTATTAGAAATTCCTTTCCATAGATGGTCGTTCTCTTCTTCTTTATCATGCTTTACAGATTTGATAGTCAAACATCCATCTTCGAATTGAACATCAATGTCCTTCTTTGAAAAACCTGCAAGTGCCATACTGATATGATACTTGTAAGAGTTATCTTTATCCTTTACAATATTGTAAGGTGGAAAACCTGTAGATTGTGCTTGATGTGATGCGTAGTCCCACAACCTATCAAAGGTGCGGTCGAATCCTACTGCATATGGTGTTAGAAGATTATGGTCAAACGCACTAAGCGCCGACCTTAATTGTGTAAGGTTAGTCATAATTGCCTCCTTGTTAAGCAAGACTGATTTATAAAACACGACCCAATCATAGGCATCGTGCTACATATTATATAGTCAATTTTTTTCATAATACAAGTCTCAATGTCGGTAATACTATGCTTCTTGCTTTTTCTTACCGATGTTATATTTAGTTTCTAAAATCCATTCGCTCTTTTCTTTGAACGCAATAACTTTAATTTGTGACAATGGTGCTTGTTCGGCAATCTTTTCTTCAGATAAAACTTTTACAAGTCCCCAATCGTTGAGCAACTACACAATCGTATTTCTACGACTTTGGTCTTCTTCTGAAAAGTTAGTTTGCTTACCATCTAGTCCGAATAATTCTTTAAAGTGAACGATGAAGTATCGCCCTTGCTTATGTAGAATATGACAAGACTGATATAACTTCTTATCTTTCTTTGATGCAATCCCTATGCGAGATAGCGTTTCTCTAATTTTTAGAAAATCATCAGGTTGAGATAGTTGTACCTCGACCATATTTTCAACTGTCCATTCATTCATTGTACTCCACCTTTATTACTAATCTTTTTCTTAATCTCATTTAGTTGAGTAGGTGAAAGAACTTGAAGAGCGGCAATCGCTTTGGGATATGAGTAGTTGTAGTATGCTTTGACATATTCTAAGTCTTCACTCTTATCTGCTTTTTGCCATTTATCAAATCGCTTTCGCTTACTAATACTATTTAGTAAAAAATCAAATTGTAAACGCTTCGGCAGACCATGTCGCATATTCATCTCATTTGCTTGAAGTACAGTATCAATACCCATACTCAAACCACGATTGACTATGAAAGGATTATAGTCTTTTTCTGATATGTCATCAACTATCATTTGTTCTTTTGTATAGTTGATTGCTTTAATATAATCAAATGGTGTCATCGCTTTGGTCCTTTATTCAGACACTTCATAAAATAAACTTGAGATATTCTCCAGTTGTCTACCCACTCACTGTGGTCTTGTATATATGCACCATGCACATACCAACTAGGATAGACAATACATCTATTCTTTCTAGCAGGAATAACTGTTGCTAGTTCTGCATTCTGGTCAACATCAACTCGTATATCAATGACTTCATCTTGGTCAGTATTTACATTATAATAAAATGCAGTACCATGCTTCTCACTGTCATTCATATAGATAACAGAGGCGATATGATTGAGACTATCTTGATGAGGATAAGATTGAATATTTTGACCAGGTACATCTTCAGATATCCACTTGAAGTAGTTGAATGCATAATCATATTCTTTATCTACACATTCGAAACCTAACTTATGCTTCGCCACATCTCTGATGAGCATTTGACTTTCATGCTCTGTAGGATGCTCTGTAGGCGTCACTTGAATGTTATGTCTACAATCATAGTAATCTTTAAAGTTGCGTGACTTAGCATTCAAGTGATAACTAGGAACCCATGCACTATGTAACATAGACTGAATATCATCAGGATATGCATAGAAATTATCAATGATAACTACTGGACCGATGCCCTCAATGTTCTCTACACCAGTTGATATCTGATTGCTAAGTGCAAAAAGTTCGTGATGTAAGTAAGGTATAATCATCACGCAAACTCACAATCAACCATCACTTCCGTAAAGAATGCGACCATATTTACTTCTTGGTCTGCTACATGAACATTCTTATACTGATAATCTGCTATTTTAAGAACACAAGCAGGAACACTAGCAGGTTGTAAATGCTCACTCATAGTGTCATATACTTTGCGATAGATATCATCAGCACCAGATGTGTGAATAGTATCAGCGACCCATTTACGCATACTGGAGAAGTCTTTAGTCTTACAATAACCAATTACAGTTTTTACTTCTACATCACCTGAATTACCCGCCGCTTCTGCATCAATGCGACCACCAATCGAAATCTTCTGAAGTTCGTTGAGTGTACGGCGGAAGTCAGGAAAGAATTTTGAAACCATACTAGCAACAATCTCATTCTCAAATTGAATATTCTCTTGAGTAAGAATATCTTGAACACGCTTGAAAAATGAACCAGCAAGTCTTTGTTTTTCTTCTTTCGGAGTAGTAAACTCAATTACTGAACATCTACTATGCAATGCAGGAATGATTTTGTTTTTATAGTTACAAGTGAAGATGAAACGACAATTCTTACTAAACTCTTCAATGAAGTTACGCAATGCTGGTTGCGTCACCGCAGTCAAATAATCTGCTTCATCATATATGACTACTTTTCCTTTACCACTGAAGGATACAGTACTAGCAAAGTTGACAATCTTAGTTCGTAAGGTATCGATATCACCCTCACTTGAACCGTTAAGAATGATCCAATCATAACCCATTTGCTCACATAATGCTTTTGCTACAGTTGTCTTACCGACACCTGCAGACCCACATAGCAATAGATTAGGAATCTCGCCATTCTCAACAAACTGGAGAAACGTATTTTCTAGATGCTTCGATAAGATAGCATCTTGTATAGTCTGTGGTCTATACTTCTCCACCCACAGAAATTCATCACTTTTAATATCCATAATAATCCTTTGTGTTAACCTTCAAATGTGCTATCGACTTCTAGAGCAATCCAATATTGCAAGTTCTTGTTAGCATTAATCCAGTGTGAAATATTCTTTTTTGATACAATCAAGTCATACTCACCTGGAATCATTCTTAGATTATCACGTTTGAAGTACATAGAGAACTTACTACCAGTACCCTCTGCTACCTCAACATTGAACTGATTTGAAGTTTGGTTCTTCTTGTCAGTTGCAATAAGATTAATAGTATCACCATCACTAATCAAACCGATATCAGATAGTTGCATGATATTAGATGCTTTCAATAAATCTGAATATGTTGATTGAGTGATACGGACTTTCACTTCACTACTTGGCATAGTGATGCCTTTAGTGGGTGATACTACTAAACTAGGATCAGCATACCAGAACTTAGAAACTGCTTTGCCTTGAGATACAGTTAAGTAGTCATCAAACAAAGTAACGTCTGGTGCTTCGTAAAGTGATAGAACACTTAGAAAAGAATTCAAATCATAGATAGCAAACTCTTTATCAAAAGTCTCTTCGACTTTTGCAGTTGCTAGGACATTTTTCATCACTGAAATAGTCTCTAAAGTGTTACCTGATTTGATGAGCAGGTTCTCATTAATCTCGCTGAAGTTTTTCAAAACCTCAAAAGTATTTTTACTGATTTTCATTTTGTTCCTCATCATGTATGTGCAGTTGTATTAATGCATAGTGTAAGACTTTCATTAAATCTTTTCGGGCATCACTAGCAGAACCCTTTTTACCATATCGTTGTGCATACTTTAGCACGTTACCGATACAAAAACCTGTACCGTGTCCACCATCGATGATGAACTCGGTTGCTTGAAACTTGTCTTTTGAATAGTGACCATTGATATAGGTCGCATCAATGTATGTTTGGAATTCGTCTATTAAGTTCTCTTCGTTGAACTTGTATTCTATCTTAGTATTTTTCATATTTCTCACTTTTAGTTTCATAATAAATTAAATAATAGGGGCATCGAGGAGAAAGGTGATGTAAGATGATATCCTCGATGCCCATACGTTAGACTGTTACGATGCTAGTGCTTGAAGACCAGCGGCGATAACTGCCTTAGATGGTGTACCTACACGATACGCTACTGAATTACCTTTACCGGTAGGGTTAGCATAAATCATGTTGCCTTCGAAACGAAGGTCATGTACACGCCTTGCAACATTCACTGTATTAGTGTTTGCTTTTCGTGCAAGTTGTTTAGTAGTAAATGAAGCACCGGTTGAAAGTGCATTCATAATTTTTGTCTTTACAGACGTTTTTGCTTTTGCCATTATAAGTTCGCTCCTTATATAATGTTAAAATACGAGACTGCTTTATGCAGTCTCTATCAAGTGTTCTAAGTATAACACTTAGAACGGTGTTTTGTCAACATCTTCTTTTGGTGCAACTTCACTTTCACCGAAATCAGTATTGACTGCATCAGCATCTACCTTTGTATAAAGGTCGATGAATGCTGATTTTGTTTCATCGTCAAAACGATTGATACACATTTGTATCGCTTTCATTCTGTCACCAAAGACGGAATATGCTTTAACGATGTGGACTAGTCTACGAGTTGCAATCAACTCATCGATTCCTCCATCGAGGAAAGTCTTTCTGATAATAT